TCAAATAACTTGTACTCAGTAATGATCTTCTTATTGCCCGAATCCCTTTTCATTACCTGATATCCGATGGAAAGTTCAGAGTTCATGCCTCTGTCCAAATCCAACTTGATGTCATAGTACATATCACGGGATACGTCCTTTTCAAGATTAAACTGAGAAATCGTAAACAATCCGTATGGATCGTCAGCGTTTATATTTACAGGAACTCCAAGTTTGATGTCAAACCTGTGATCCTTTAATACCTTAATTCTCTTTAAATTATTGTTTACAGTTCTCTTAAAAGAACCTGGGGCCGAAATATCTCCATCGCTATCCTCGAAATTATAGACGTTGGCATACGCTTCGACAATACCTTTTTTATCGTCTAGGCCCTTAATTGTGTGAGAAAGATTTTTAACGTCAAAGTCTTCCATAGCACTAATATAGGAAGTTGGCAAACCATGAAATATTTGAGCAAAAATTTTTATCAATATTTTTAATAGGAAAATAATAATTTGTTATTACATTTAGCCAACAAAAACAAACACTTTATGACAGTTTACATCGGATCACAAGCAAAAGATATGTTTCTTTGGGAAAAGTACCCAATTGATTCAATAGGAGTATTTCAGACCAAGGAAGGATATGCCTATTGGTTTTGGGATGGATACACATTTGATTCGGGTGTAGAAGAAACAGAAGAAATAGCTTTGAATAAGGCTAAATGTAATTTTAGATCAAACTGATGAAAGAAAGAATAAAGATTTGGCTTTTAGCACTCCTGATGTTGGCTATCGTTTATCTGATTGCAAATCCTGTTAATGGTCAGCCACCAAGGAATAAGACCCGATATTGCAAACCTTACAAAATCAAGCATGGCAAAATACATCGTAATCGTACTCCTATTTTTAAGCGGTTGTAAACCTATCATTTACCTTTCAGGAGTAGGTGAAGTGGTTAGGGTTAATGATGAATACATTGATATCGTTTTCCTTTGCGAAAACTTCCAAAGACCTGATTGCTATTCGATCGCTAGATTCAGTAAGTCACAAATCCCTTATGCCTATGTCGGGCAAAAAATAGTGTTGCAGAGTAAATAGTAAAGTTGAGTAATCACCAAAAAAAAGAGCCTCTTAATTGAGGCTTTTTCTTTTAAATAACCGCATCAAAAACTGAATTGGTATCTTTATAGTGATCCTGTGCTTTATGTCCTTAGAACGGCTAAAAAACGATCCTGAGAACGGCAAAGATGGTAGCTTCACAATAGCTTTTTAAAGATCAACTGAACCAAACCGATAGATTCGGCAGTAGAAATATTCCCATCACTTAAAGCCTGGGCAACTCTGCCGGATAACTCCCTGTAAAAGATAGCTTTTCCATCCTCAGGCAATTTGGTGGAGATATAAGATAGGACAACTGAATACGCAACCTCAGGATCAGATTCAGCTTCTGCTTTCTGAACAATAGCCATCGCCATCCCGATCTGAACCAATATTTTTGGAACCAATACCTTTGCCCTAGCCAATAGTACATCATCTTTTTTGTTCGGAGTCAATGCAACCACTAAATCCACAGCAGGATTTTCAATAAAGTCTTTCACAATATTTGTGACCTTAATCGCAATTTGTCCACGATCCACAAGGATTTCGAGAAAGCCACCAAAGACTTTTGATAATGCTTCCTTAATTTGATTGATTAGTTTTTTCATGAGAAATATAATTTTGATTCTGCTTCACGTCTTCTACGCAGACCACGTTCAAAACTAGTGCCTTTTGATATCCACTTCATAAATTCATCTTTAATCGTTGGATCATTAGGGTTGACATTTACCTTTTTTAGCAATGTGGAGGCTTTTAGATTTCCAATTCCTGCGTTGTATGCGAAAGATACCAAAGCAGAAAACTGATTTTCATTCAAGGTAACTTTTAGCAATGATCTTACTCTAATCGCAAAATCTTCAGCTATCATCGAAAACAACTTGTCTGCTCTTTCCTGGGATATGACATCACCTTGCTTAACCGATCTGCCATCTTCATAGAACGTATTTCCAAACCCGATCGTCCATTTATTAGCAGGACAAAGGTAGGCAGTCAGTTTACACCCCTCAAATTGGTGCATTAAATCAATTCCTGCATCATTTAGTTTCATCCTTATCTTCAGTTAGTCCTTGCTTGAGAATCTCTATAATTGGCATCGCAAACTTATTCGGAATTTCTCCTATAATCGTTTCAAGTTGCTTAATCTGTTCCTCGTTTAATGTCAGCTTTCTCATATCGTTTTTTTTAAACTCCAAATAATCCCATCATTCCGAATGGATCAGAATAACCTCCAACAGGTGCGGCAACTTCTCTGATTCTAGCTATAAATGACGAACCTGTTTGCGATCCACTAAGAGTAGAAGCCAAGGTAAGAGTTGTTGTCGCAGTTCCTGCCGTTACTTGAGAATAACCGACAGACATTCTCATATCACCACCTGCCGTAGTTGAAAGATCAGTTGCAGGTGATTTAGTAAATGCTCCGATGGTTAAACCTGTTCCTGTAATGGTAATTGTTCCGATCGTTGAAGCATCTGATCTAAGAGCAATATTTCCAATTAAGAAATCGCCACTTGCTAAGTCAAGAGATGATTGTGTTGTAATTGAATAACCTGTTCCTGCCGTTCCATCTCCACCTCCTGATCCAACAAAATCCCAAAATCCTGTAGCATTTTGAAATGATATAATTACTGCCGCAGATACGTTGTTTGTCGCATTAGTTATCGTTGGATTAGCTTCTGTTCCTGTATGAATCTTATAGAATATTTCAGCTTGCATTGATCCTACATCGTTACCTGCCGCAACTGTACCATCAGTAGCTGTGCCTAATGAAATCCAACTATTGTCCATAGAATTGACTCCATTAAAAGGCTTGGTACCAATTACACAAAGCATTATATCTCCCGATACAGTTCCTGATGGAATTACAGGAGTTAAGTTTGCAATACCATTAACGTATGCCCCAACCGCTCTAAATGATACTGCCATTATGGAGTGATTTCGTACCCGTAAACTTGAATGTAAACTGTCATTGCCGCTGAAGTGGTAATCTTTAAGCAGTCATTGGTTGTATCGGAAAACAAAGGGATAGGAGGCTGAATCAATGCCCCTGGAGTTCCTGTAGCCGATGGGACAAAGTTACCTCTGAAGAATACCTGATCAGTTCCTGCCGCATAAGCAGTAGTTGCCGTTTGCGCTCCCCAAATAGTCACTATTCCTGCCGTAGTTCCTCCCGTAGTAATATGAAGTTGGGTAATCACAAATCTATTGCCTGATGTTGGCACCCAAATATTAGTTCCTGTCTGAGTAGAAGTATATTCACCCTGCTTCCAAGATTGCATTGCAGGATCAATAGAGGTAGTCATTATCCTACCATATCTGTCAGATATAGCATTTGCCCTATCTCCACTTGCAACGGCAGTAGGCATGGCAGTTTCTGCTTGCGCTCCTATTTTAACAGGCGCACCTGCATCAGGAGAATCATGTGCGGTACATCCTTCAATTTTCATTGCTCCGTTAGCACCAAGTGCGGCAGGTAGCTGAGTTGAATCTACTGTCAAGGAAGAACCATTGTCAGTCACAGGGATTGAAGCATTTTGTACCGACACGTTCATAGTTCCTGTACCTGCATTAGCCGTTACTGTTCCTGATACCGCTTGCGTTGCAGGAAAGTTAGAGACAGATACTGATCCATCTACAGTTAAAGAGCCTCCGTTGTCAGTTACAGGAATAGATGAATTTTGAACAGACACATTCATTGTACCTGTACCTGCATTAGCGGTAACTGTACCCGACACAGGTTGAGTGGCAGGAAAGTTAGACACGGCAACAGTTCCTGAGACAGGCTGAGTTGCAGGAAAGTTAGATACCGCAACAGTTCCATCTACTGTCAACGATCCTCCATTATCAGTTACAGGAATTGCAGTTTGATCAGAAGCAATAACGACAGGCTCTGAGTTAGCCATCGTTGCCTGTCCATTCGGGTTGTTCGGTTGATATGCCATTAGATTATATTCCAATTTGACCCATCAGATACAAGGCTGACCGCCTCATACTGTACAGGAAGTGTGATTGATACCGATCCATCAATAGTTTGAGAAGAGGTAGTATTGATCGTGATTACACCTGTTCCTTTATTTTTTACTGTATAAATACTTTGATTTGCCACCGCAGTAGGCAAGGTAACAGAAATTGTATTGCTTGCTAGGTAAACGTAATCTACTCCACTATTAAAGGTTGCAACAGTATTGGTAGTGATTACCGATATGATCCTAGAATAATGAGTTGAGGTATCTAAAGTCCATGAACCTGCACCTGTCTTAATCAAATAGCCACTAGTACCTGCCAACCCTGCGATTGAGGCTAGGTCTGCATCGTAGGCTTGAATGTCAGTTCCAATGTTCGCACTAAAGATATTCCCTGTTAAGGTCAAACCTGTACCTGCCAAATATGTACCTGCTCCTGAGAATTGGGTAAAGATAATTGGATCAGTTCCGATAATAGTTACGTTGTCAGTAACCTGCACCCATCCTGTATCTGCGTAAAGTGTTCCGCTATTTACAAAGACAAAGTCACCTCCATCTACTTCAGCAGGTTCATTAAAGTCTGCCGCACGAACTGCCGCACCTGATGCCTGTACAACATAGATTCCGTTTTGAGCAGGTAATGATTGAGATTTTACTAGCACTCTATCTCCTTGTGCTAACGTAACCCCATCCACAACATCTCCTGGCTCTAGATCGGTTGAAAGATTGACATTCCCTGATGTTGCAACTCTTGCCGATGGGTGAATGTGTAGTCCTTCAGAAACTGAGTCTACATAAGCCTTTGTTGCCGCATGAAGTGCATTGCTAGGATCGGCATTTAAAGTCAGAAAACCTGTCATGGTATCTCCTCCCTTATTTACCGCATCAGTTATTCCGTAACCTGATAATGTGGTTGCTCTATTCGTAATCTTACTCCAAGACAAAGATGTAATCCACGCAGGATCGGAATAGGAAGAATCAGTTCTGACATCACCAACAGTCCAAGACCTATTAGATGACAAGTCTTGAGCCGTTCCATTAATTGTAATTGTTCTGCTTGTCGGTACTCCACCGAGACCTGTTAAAGTGTAGGTCGGTATATTCAAAGTCGATCCAACCAAGGTAGAAGACCCTGATGATCCTGAGGTTGTAAGGCTTAGTGCTGACTGTTTAGAATTAAAGGTATTCCAATCAGTAGATGACAATGCTCCTGTTGTAGATGTGGAGGCTAAAGCAAGAGAAAGGACATTGGAAACACTCAGGCTTAATCCATTTGCAGGAGTTCCGATAGTGATTGATGAACCTCCTCCACCCGAAACAGTAAAGGATATGTTTTCGGATAAGTCTTGAGTTACTCCATTGATCGTTATCGTTCGTGTTGTCGGTACTCCTCCAAGACCTGTTAGGCTATAACTTGGAATGTTAAGAGTTGAACCGATTAAAGTTGCCGATCCTGATGATCCGACAACAGTTAATGACAATGCATTTTGCTTCCCATTAAATGTAGACCAATCAGCAGAATTTAATGACCCAACTGAACTTGCTGAAGCTAGTCCAAGGCTTAATTGCTGACCTGATAAGGATAGACCATTAGCAGTTCCAAGAGTAACCGCATCGTGTGTAGGAATAGTAAATGACCTGTTAGCGGATAAATCCTGACTAGTTCCGTTGATCGTTAAAGTCCTTGTGGTAGGAACTCCACCTAATCCTGACAAACTGTAATTCGGAATATTTAATGCTCCTGTCTCCTCATTATAGGTAGATGCTCCCGAATTTCCTGTTGTGGTAAGAATTAAATCCTGACCTCCTACAATGATGTCAACCTCAAACGGCAATACGTTTTGATTCACCTCCACATTTATGTTAAATGGAGAAATGACCTGCTCGTTGATTTCTACCTCTACATTGTAAATGGTAGGTGTTACAATTACCTCATAACTCATAGCGATGAAGCGGTTAATACGTTGCTTATCGTGCCTTTCAGATAGGTATATTTTTCTCCATCGGCATTCTCAAAGGTTATGTCATAAACCCATTTAGTAGTCTGAGAATCCCAAAATGTCTCGTCTAGGATAAAGGTCAAAATATTGTTGTCCACTCCCGAAATAGTCAATCCTTGCCCCACAGTAAAGGTCAGAAAAGCAACCTCGTTGACATTGTAGGTTTTTTTGATCTCCATCCTGATTCCAAGATATGTAGTCAGATTGATCGGAGTTCCGTTCAGTTTAAACTGTAAAGGCACTTCAAGGTAATTGCCTTGAATGTTGTTTATGTTTAGGACTCCCTGACTTGGTGCGTTAAGGTTTGCCATTTCCGTTTTTGTTTAAAACTCCTGTCACTAAGTTAGTGAAGAAGTTGGTTAGGTAATGAATGCCACGCTCTATGAAGTCAACGTTTTTATACCGAACACCCGACCTTATTGACGAGATATTGGTAATGATGCTGACCATATCGTTTGCGGCAATGATGTAAATGAACATCTGAACAAGGTAAACAAGGTCTACTTTGAAAATTTTACCGAATAAGGCGATGAAGAAAGGGATTAAAAGGATCGCAAACTTACTTGTGATACCCCAAATAAATCTCTCCCATGATAGTCTAGCCTTTAGTTTCACCTCTCTGATCACTCCAAAAAGGCTATCAAAAAAGACCAAAACCAAAAGGAATCCAACCTGCTCAACTGAAATATTCAGAACCATAAACAGGAATATTAGGTATGATTTCCCAAATGTGGTGATTTCGGCATCCACAAGATTTGTATTAGTCATTTGCTTTTCCATTTGCCTTTAAAAATAGTTTAAATTTTTATCTGTCCTATTTTTTTATATCCCAAATACTCCAACTCCCGAAACTTTAAAAAAATTATTT